GAAAAACGTAATCAGAACATTAGAGACGACATCCTTGAAATGAATGATATGAACCCAAGTTATACTAGACAGCATCAAGGCGAATGGGAAGCAAGTGTTAGACGCGAAAAAGAAGCGGCAGAGGCAAAATAACCTCTTGACTTTATACAATTTTTAGTGTAAGCTAGTAAAAAATATTAAGAGGATATTAAATGTTTAAGAAAGCGGCTGTCTTTACAGATATCCATTTTGGCCTTAAAGGCAATAGTAAGGTTCACAACGATGATTGTGAAAGATTTATAGACTGGTACATAGAACGTGCAAAAGAGCACGGTTGTGAAACTGGTATATTTTGTGGTGATTGGCACCACAACAGGAATAGTCTTAATCTTACAACTATGGATGCTACTATACGTTGTTTAGAAAAACTTGGACAAGCATTTGAAAATTTTTATATGTTTGTTGGCAATCACGATTTGTACTACAAAGACAAACGTGATGTAAGTTCAACAGAGTTTGCAAGGCATATTCCAGGTATTACAGTAGTAGAAAATTTTACTGAAATTGAAGATGTAGCACTTGTTCCTTGGTTAGTTGGAGACGAGTGGCAAAAAATACAAAAATGTAAAGCCAAATATATGTTTGGTCATTTTGAATTACCTCATTTTTATATGAATGCTATGGTGCAAATGCCAGATCATGGTGATTTGAAAGCAGAACACTTTGTAAATCAAGAGTATGTGTTTAGCGGACATTTTCATAAACGTCAACGACAAGGAAAAATACATTATCTGGGTAATGCATTTCCGCACAACTATGCAGATGCATGGGATGACAAACGCGGAATGATGGTGCTTGATAGAGAAAACAACGAAGAGCCTGTGTACATTGACTGGGAAGATTGTCCAAAATACAGAACAACTACATTAAGCAAACTTCTAGACCCACAATCAGATGTTATCAAAGCTAATATGTATCTGCGTGTTACTATTGACGTTCCAATTAGCTACGAAGAAGCAAGTTTTATTAAAGAAACTTATGTAAACAATTATGGATGTAGAGAAATAACACTAATTCCTGAAAAACAAATGGAAGAAATTAGTACAAACTTAGATATTACTAAGTTTGAAAGTGTTGATCAAATTGTTTCAAAAGAAATTGAAGCTATTGAAAGTGAACAATTTAATAAAAAAATGTTACTAGACATATACAACGAGTTATAAATGCTAAAAATAAAAGATTTAACAGTAAAGAATTTTATGAGTGTGGGTAATCAAACCCAAGCTGTTGATTTTAACAAACAACAACTAACACTCGTGCTTGGTGAAAACTTAGATCAAGGAGGTGATGATTCTGGATCACGTAACGGTACAGGCAAAACTACAATAATCAATGCATTATCGTATGCACTGTATGGCCAAGCATTGACCAACATCAAACGGAACAATCTTATTAATAAGACTAATTCTAAAGGGATGTTGGTCACCCTACATTTTGAGAAAGATGGACAAGACTACAGAATTGAGCGCGGACGCTCTCCCAATGTTTTGAAATTCTTTATCAATAATGAAGAGCAAGAACTAATTGATGAATCTCAAGGTGACAGCCGCAAGACCCAAGAGACTATCAATAGCTTGCTAGGTATGAGTCACGATATGTTTAAACATATCGTGGCTCTTAATACCTATACTGAACCTTTTTTATCATTGCGGCAAAATGATCAACGTGCAATTATTGAACAACTTTTAGGCATTACAATACTAACTGAAAAAGCAGAAATACTTAAAGAACAGATCAAACAAACAAAAGATGCAATTACGGAAGAAACTGCAAAAATTACAGGTATACAAACTGCTAACGAAAGAGTACAAAGTACTATCACTAGTTTACAAGGAACACAACGGGCTTGGCAAGCAAAGAAAAAAGCAGATGAAGAAAAACTTGCACAATCAATTGACGAACTAGAACATTTAGATATAGACAAAGAATTAGATGCACATGAAAAACTAGCCAATTGGACAGAAATGAACAATGCTATTATGGCTCTTAACAAAGAAAAAAGCACACTAGAGAGTGCATTACTACGTGCTAACAAGTCTGTGGAAAAAGCAGAAAAAGACATCGCAAATCTAGAAGATGCTACTTGTTATACATGTGGACAAGCACTACATGATGATAAAAAAGCTGAATTAGAGACACGTAAAACTAAAGAACTAGAAGATGCACTTGCATACCAAACAGAAGTAGCAGACAAACTTGAAGATGTTGTTAAAGGACTAAATGAAATTGGTGATATTAACGGAAGACCTAACACATTTTACGAAAGTGCAAAAGAAGCATATGAGCATAGACAGAATGTTGATAGCTTAAAACAAGCATTAGAAAACAAAACCAACGAAGATGATCCGTATGCAGAGCAAATTAAAGAATTAGAAACAACTGCACTACAAGAAATAGATTGGCAGGCTGTAAACACACTAGATACATTTAAAGAACACCAAGAATTTTTATTAAAATTACTGACAAACAAAGATAGTTTTATACGTAAGAAAATTATTGATCAGAATCTTGCATATTTGAACAATAGACTTACACATTATTTAGATAAACTAGGACTTCCTCATCAAGTTGAATTCCAAAATGATTTAAATGTACAAATTACACAACTTGGACAAGACTTAGACTTTGATAACTTGAGTCGAGGTGAGAGAAATAGACTTATACTTGGTATGAGCTTTTCATTCCGAGATGTATGGGAAAGTTTGTATCAAAATATTAACTTGTTGTTTATTGATGAGCTTATTGATAGTGGTATGGACACAGCTGGTGTAGAAAGTTCATTAGCAGTAATCAAGAAAATGGGTAGAGAATTACAGAAAAATGTATTCCTCATCTCACACAAAGATGAACTTGTAGGTAGAGTAAATCATGTTATGAAAGTTATTAAAGAAAACGGATTTACATCGTATGAAAATGATATAGAGATAGTAGAATGAGTAAAGATGTAGTTGTATCAAACTGTTTAGGTGAAGAAGCAACTCCTATAGATCGCCTCTATGGCGATTTGCACGGAAAATATTTTGTTGTACAAAAAGACTTTACACATTACAAAGGCAAAATTCATAAAAAAGGCACACTAGTAAAAGGACTTGACGGCAATAGGTTTAGAAGCCATTGTTTTGTAACAGATGATAACCGTTGGTTTGACCGTTGTGGTATGCCAATAGCAAAACCTTCTAATTTAGTGAACGATGAGTGATATAACAGACGACATACATGACCAATTGACAAAGGCATACTTAGAATACTTCAAGGCAAATGAAAAGTTTGAAGCACGTAACTCAGTGAGAACGCACAAAGAAGTACGAAGATGGTTAAGAACTATCCGTACTTTAGCTAAAACACGGATGGAAGAGATTCATGTGCATCATAACACAACTCGAAAAACCAAATCAGACGTAGATTCTTAATAGGCCAGGGTAAGTACCACATGCAATGGACTTATCAAGGAAAACAAGTGACAGAAATACCAGAAGGTATTGAAGGATTTGTTTACTTGATAACAAATCTTACAAATAATAAAAAGTATATAGGCAAAAAACTAGCAAAGTTTAAAAAAACCCGTCCTCCATTAAAAGGACGGAAAAATAAACGCAGATCTAAGGTAGAATCAGATTGGAGAGACTATTGGGGATCTTCAGATAAACTAATAGCAGACGTAGAACAACTAGGCCAAGACAAATTTAGCAGGGAAATACTGTATTATTGTAAAAGTAGAGGCGAATTATCATATTTAGAGGCTAAAGAACAGTTTGCCCGTGAAGTATTGTTGAGTGATGAGTATTATAACGGGATTATTAATGTAAGGGTAGGCGGTTCTAAGATTTTAAGAGAAAATTTAAAGGCACACAAGGACACTGTTTGATCTAGATAGCTAGATCCACCTTGAGTAGCAGGAAACTGCATCAGAACTGGTGAGTCCAACAGGCTGTATGCTACGAAAACCCCTTAGCACTAGGAACGAAGCGGGGGATAGCACTTTAATTTATAAAGTGTGATGTCGACGTAGGTTGGGAAAGGTTAGAGCCCAGTAGCATAGTCAAATACCTACTTCCGATCTCGGCTGAGCGAACTCACATGAAGTTTTCGAGATGATGGAACCGCTAGTAGGTTCCGTCTGACTAAACAATCTACATGAAGTTACAACAATATCACTACGTGATATTGCTTTTTAATTAAATAGTTTAGTTTGAGCGCAAGCGAAAACTTATATCTACGAAGTAGATATACTAAATACACTTATAAAACGTTTTAGGATGATAACATGCGTGTAACAGATATTACAGAACAACAAATCAACGAAGCACCAACTAGTAGACTTGGAAATTTCGCCAAAAAAATAGGTGCAAAAGCCGCAGGTGCTGTAGGTATGTCAGGAACAGCTGGACGACTTGGTGGCGGTGCAGAAGTAGGAACAAAAGCAAACGAATTATACAAATCACTTGCAAGATGGCAAGGTATTAACGGCAAAAATGATAAAAACATGACAGCGGCTGATGTTAAAGCATGGGCGGCTCAGGACAAAGTTAATGTAAGCGCAGTTCAAATGCCAAATGGTGTACTTCCTAAAAATAAATTAATGGATATTATGAAAAAAGTTGCGGCTAGTGAATTAACTGGCGGTAACGTAGGTGCAGAACCGGCATCTAAAGCGCAGGCCACACCGCAGAGCGGTGGTGGAGGAGCTATTAGCAAAGCAATTGACGCCCTACAAAAAACAACAGGTAAGGCTGGTGTAAACAATACTCCGGGTAATGCAGTTCCTGCATCTGATGAAGCAGGTTCGAAAGCAAATCAACAACCTGCAAACGTTAAAGATTTAAAAAACAAAGAAGGTATTCCACCTAACATTCAAACTATGTTAGATAAACTTACTCCTACAGAGAAAAAAGCACTTGCAGGAGCAATATAATGCAACTAGGCGAAGTAACAAACTATAATTTACGTTCACAAACGATATTAAATGAAAGTTGGCAAGATCTAACAGAAAGCCAACGCTTGTATATAGGCCGTTGGGAAAAAGAATTATGGCCTTTGTTAGAAGAATACACAAAACAAATTAATGAAGCAACACTAACTGTTGATCAAATTGAAGCAATCTTCAAAGGTGCTGAATCGCAAGCAATGGCTGGCGGTGACAATAAGAATATCCTTGGCAAAGCAGGATCGGCCGCAGGGGCAGTAGCTAAACTTCCAATTGACATTGCAAAAAAAGTAGATGCAAAAATAAATGAACTAGGCAAAGCCGCAAAAAATGCTGGTCCAGTAAAAAACATGGACAAAAAATTTAATGATCTCAAAGCAGACATTATGGCAAACAAGCCAGACAGTAAAGTTGTACAAGGTATTGTTAAAGTAAGTGACTGGGCAAAAGCAAATCCAGGCAAGGCAAGTATTGCAGTTGGTATTCTAACAGCTATTGCGGCATTCGCAGGTGGACCAATGGGCGGTGCGGCCGCTGGTTTAATACTACGTTCAACAAATGAATTATTAAAAGGTGAAGATTTATCTTCGGCAATAGGAAAGTCTGTTAAAACTGCCGCTTACGGTGCTCTTGCTGGCTGGGCACTTCAAGGTATTGGTGACTGGTTAGAAGGATTGCGATTTGATGCAGTACCTTATGAAAAAGCACCTGGACTAACAACTATGGAAGTTGGATTTCAAAAAACTTTAGAAGTTCCGGGATTTAAAGCAGTTGATACACTAGGTAGTATTATAGTTCCAGAAGACCGTGTTGGAGAATTTACTCAATTACTTGACGCAATGAAAGATGCAACAGCCGCAACAGGTAGCACAACTGATCCTGCGGCACTAGATGCATTTAGTCAACTTAAAAACTTTGTAGATGGCTTTGATAAAGGAGAATTTATCAAAGATATGAATCTTGCAAACGAAGTAGCACAAGAAATTGCCGCACAAAATGATGCATTCTTACAAAACTTAACTGCCGCTAATAGTGCTATTGCCGCAGTTGCACAAGGTAGTATACAAGGTGCAGGAGAAAAAGGTGCATTTAAAATTGGCGGTGACGAAGTTAAGCCTGGAGATGTTGTAACAAGTGCGGCAGGTAATAAAAAGGTTGCAGGTGTAGATAGTAAAGCAACAACAACTGATCCTAGCAATTTAGCTGGCAGAGCTAAAATTATGAAAGCGGCAGACGAATCAGTTGATATGGAAACAGAATTTGAACGTTTCTTAGCAGAAGCTGGAGTAATGGACAAAATTAAATCTGGTGTCAAATCAGCCGCTGGCGCAGTAGCAGGCGGTGCAAAAGCTGTTGGTAAAGAATTAGGTAACAAAGTTACATACAACAAACTTATGAAACAGTGGAAAGGAGCAGGGGAACCTGCCGACACTGCAAGTATTATGAATATATTACAAGATGCTGGACTAACTAACGACCAAATTGCAAACATAGGACAGGAAGCCAAAGTAGATCTTGGTAAGCCTAGTGAGCAACCTAAAGCAAGTGAACCGGCAACAGCAAGTGAACCAGCACCAAGTGGTGAACAACCATCAAACACAGCAACCCAACCAACAGGAGATACTAAAGTGGAACCATCAGAAATCCAAAAAGGTGATACAAGAGAAGTAAACGGAAAAACTTACAAATGGATGGGAGCTCTTTGGGTAGACACAGCAACAAACAAACCTATTGGAATTTTGCCTTCAATGAAAGCAGGACTTCCTAATCCAAAATTAGATCCTATTATACAAGCCGCTAAAAACGATCCAGAACTAGCAAAATTAATAAAAGCACAAGTGACTTCAAAAGGTGTAGAAGCAGGCTCAGCAGGCGCACAACAAGCCGCACAAGCTGGTGTACAAGGTACTGAAAAACTTGATGCAAAAGGTGTAAGTACTTAAAAGAAAGGCTGTCCGGTCTTTTTTGTTGTTTCTAAATTTTCTTTAATTAATTCAGCTATTATTTTTCTATCTTCAGGTTCCATCATAAATGCTTCTTCTAGTGTGATGCTTCCTCGCATGTGCCACATCATACGCATAATATCAGATTTTAGCTGTTTGCTTTGCCCTTCAAGATTTTTTACTTCTTGTAGGATCTGTTCAACGGGCCACTGAACGATCCTTACGCGAAAAAAGTTGATTGATCAAATGTAATTGGAATTTGAAAAGTTTCCGGAACTCCTTGTTCAATTTGTTCTTCTGTTGCTCTAACATCCATAGGAGGTACTTGAAATTTTTCTTTTTCAGTTTTAATATGTTCTTGTAAAGCATTAAAAAATTTCTTTTCACTATTTTCTAAAAATTCTGTAATAAAGGCTCTTTCAGTTACTTCTGTTGTATCTTCAGCTGATAGTAAAGTAATTTTTTCTACACTATTTGCAACCATTTGCAGTGTTAGGTCTCTTATTTTATTAAAACTTTCTGTAAATTTTTGAAGTTTTATATCTTCTTGCATATCATCTGTGTTTACAAGTGCAAGTATTCTTTGTTCTTCAAAAGTTTGCATGTTAATTTTACTAAAATCCATATAGGTCAACGGTTTTGTTGTAACTTCCATATTTTCAAAAGTAAATGTTGGATTGAACACAGCATTTGTGTATCTATCTAGTACTTGTCGGAGGTCGATAGAGTAATCAACAGTTTCTTTTAAGCCTGGAGGAGTAGCAGTAATTTCCATTGTTTCACCATAGGTTGCAATTCTAATAGCAACAAGACTTGCATCAATATCTAGTGCTGGCATTTTCCAAGGATCTTTAATATTAGGAATACAACTTTTTATCATGTCTACAGTTGCTTGTCCATTTAAAAGAGCATCAGGTGTTTTAAGAGCTAGTTCGTCTTTTGCTGTCATAGCATAAACTGGAAGCTCTCCGTTTTCTGGCATTTCTAAACTACCTTCTGGATAGTATTTTCCTTTGCTAGGCAGTGTTAGATAAATTTTAGGTTGTCTAAAATGTTTTCTAAGTGGATTGTCTCCACTTGGTTTTATTTCTTGCATAAGTGGGTTATGTCCACTAGGCTTTATTTCTGGCATATTTTCCTCCGCATAAATACATTATAATCGTATATATGAATTATATTTATATACGCACATAATGGGATTCTGTTGTTTATGACTGTAAAAGGTACTATAGGTCAAGAAGATGTAATTTTAGAAGACGCGGCCACGGAAGCCACGCTCAAATCCATACTTGCCGCTATACAAGGCGGTGGCATGGGCGGTGGTGGAGGTGCAGGAGGCGGCCCTAAGCAAGCCCAGCAAAAGCTACTGGATCTGGCCAAGCAAACTGGTAAAACTAGTAAAACCGTAAAAGATTTTGAAGAAGATGTAGAAAATGCAGGTAATGCTCTTACTAGAGGATTCGGACATATTGGTCAAGGACTATCAAACATTGCTATGGAGTTTATGTCAGGCACTGACAGACTCAGCGAATTTAGCCAACACATAACAGGAGTAATATCTAACATTCCTATTATAGGAGGAATGCTTGGAGGTGGTCTACAATTACTTACAAGTGTAGTCGATCAACAAATTGATGTATTTAGAGACATGTCAAAAGTAGGTGCAGGTTTTGGTAATGACCTAATGGCAACTAGACTAGCGGCCGCTAATGCTGGACTACAATTAGATACGTTCACAGGTATAATTACACAAAATTTAGATAACTTAAATTTCTTTGCAGGCTCTGCTTCTGAAGCATCAAGACGTTTTGCTAACATAAGTGGACAAGTACAAAAAAATCAAATGCAATTCTCAAGATTAGGAATGACTATGGAAGAAGTTGGCCAATATACTGCTGACTACATAGCATTGCAAGCTAGATCCGGTAGGGCACAAAGGATGACTGATGCTCAATTAGCCGCAGGAACTCAAGGATATATCAAGAATTTAGATCAATTAGCTAGAATGACCGGTAAACAGCGTGACGAGATTGCGGCTGAACTAAAATCACAAGCAGAAGATGATAGAATTAATTTGTTGTTTGCTAGCCTTGATGCTGGGGCACAACAAAACATACAAAATGTTCTGTCAATGGTTGGTGATGCATCTCCAGAAATGAAAAATGCACTTACAGAAATGATAGCTACAGGCGGTGCTCCTCTAACAATGTATGGAGCAGAACTTGTAAATGCAAATTCAAATTTAGCGGCCGCGGCCCAAAATTTAAAAAATAATGCACCTGGTGCAATGGAAGAATTTTTGAAAGAAATGGACATTGCTGTAAGGAATTCACAAAATGCTGGACAAGCACATTTAGATACACTAGCCGTATCTAGAGCACTAGGTAACGAATATGGTGCGGCAACATCAGACATGGTTAGTATGAATGATAATATGCTTGATAGGTATTTGGAATCGCAACGTGAGTTAAATGCACAAACAGAAGATACAAAATTAGACATGACTAATTTTGAAAGTGCAATTACAAAAATTAAAAATACTATACAAACTGCATTGATAGACAGCGGTATCTTCACACTTATTAATACAGAAATGAGTAAATTTACAGCTTGGTTAAGTGGTCCTGAGGCACTAACAGCAGTGCAAGGAGCAATACAGCCTTTTGTAGATTTTTTCAAAGGTTTTATTGCAGACTTTAATGATCCTACAAAAGAACCTATGGCGGTTATCAAAGAATATCTAAACAAAGGATTAAGCAAACTAGGTGAACTAATTAAACCATTAATTGCAAGTGCATTCAGTGGACTAGGCAGTATGATTATGGGAGCTATCTTTGGCGGTGGCAGTAGTGATGAAACATCAGTACCTGGTGGACCTCCAGGGTCTGGAGATGAATCTTCGGGCGCAGGATCGGGAGGCATATTTGTAGGACTAGACGGTGCCTTAGAAAAATTAGCTACAATGGTAGCAGTAGGTGGAACAGTTTATCTTGCTATCAAAGGTTTCCAAATGTTACTAGGTGGATTTAGCGCACCAAATGTTATACTTGGTGCAGGTGTACTAGCAGGATTATTAATCGGTACAGGCGCGGCAATAGCCCTTGCAGGCCAAGGCATAAGTTCTGCAGGTGATGGCATAGAAAAAATGGCCACAGGTGTTGAACGTATGGCCGCAGTTAAAGATACAGCAAATCTAAAAGACGTTGCAGTAGCACTTGGTGATCTAGGTAAGGCAATGATAGCTCTTACTGCTGGTGGAGTGCTTGACAGCATAATGAGTTTCTTTGGTGCCGATTCACCTTTTGAAAAACTAGTAAAAGGTATTAATGAGTTTTCACAAATTGATGCAACAGCAGTATCAAACCTAACTGCGTCTAGCAGTGGACTTGCAAATCTTAAAGCCTTTACTGAAGATTTAGATGCAGACGGTGTACGTAACTATGCAAGAGCTCTTAGAGAGTTAACAACAGCTATGAAACAACTGAACACAGTACTAGCTGACCAAAATACAGGTAGAAAAGAGAGCGGATATGCAGTAGCAGACATGCTCAAATCTGGAGCATTAGGCGGCGGTGGCGGCATAAGTAATAGTGGAATGAGTCAATTAATTGATTTAATGCGTGAAAATAATAGAATAACAGACCAAATACGAAGGCTAACGGGCGATACTTTGTAGTATAGGAATAGAAAATGAGTTGGAAAAAATATTTTACACCAGTGCCAACAGCTGATAACTTAGGGGGAAGTTTCAGTCCTTTAGGTGGCGGTAAAAGAGGCGGTGGTGCTACAGCAGGACCAGCAAGGTCAAATTATAACAGTTATCTACCAGATGTATATGTAGGTAGTCCAAATCGTGTAGAGCGTTATGGACAATACAATACAATGGATTTAGATTCAGAAGTAAATGCCGCACTAGACATTTTAGCAGAATTTTGCTCCCAAAAAAATACACAAAACAAAACTCCATTCCTATTAGATTTTAAAAAGAAAGCAACTAATTCAGAAACTACTATTCTACAACAGTATCTTTTACAATGGTGTAAAGTACAAAATTTTGAAACACGTATGTTTAGAATTATGCGTAATGCATTTAAATATGGCGATCAATTTTTTATTAGAGATCCAGAAACAAAAAAATTATTTCATGTAGATCCAGCAAACGTTGTTAGGATTATTGTAAATGAAAGTGAAGGAAAAACACCTGAACAATATGTAATTAAAAATTTTAATTTAAACTTTGCTGACATGGTAGCAACAACTCCTCATCAAACTAACGGAAATGTTACTGGTGGAGGAGATGGTTACTTAACAGGCGGTGTCAGAGGAATGGTAGGACAAGCACCTACGCAAGCTGGTAGCAGATTTCAACAAGGTGAAAATGAAATAACTATAGATGCAAAACATGTAGTTCATTTAAGTTTGTCAGAAGGCTTAGACAACAATTTTCCATTTGGTAATTCACTATTAGAAACAATTTTTAAAGTATACAAACAAAAAGAATTATTAGAAGATGCGATTATTATCTATCGTGTCCAACGTGCACCAGAGCGCAGAGTATTCTACGTTGATGTGGGCAACATGCCTTCACACCTTGCTATGCAGTTTGTGGAGCGTGTTAAAACGGAAATA